TTGGCTACTCTACCATGAATAAAAATAGAAAAGCTAACCATAAGAAATATAGAGGGCAAGGAAAATGAAAACTAAAATATTAAAAAACAAAGTAACTATTGACATGAGTGTTAGTGAGTACGATACTTTGTTTAAATACATAAATAAAATAGATAGTATGTTAAACACTTTACATGAGACAAGTGATTTATGGTTGTCTGATGTTCATAACTTAAGCAGTCTTAGATGGGAGTTGACACAGCTTTTAGATGCTGAGTGGAATCCAGATACTTATAGATATGTAAAGAGAGGTAGTAAGTAATATGAGTCATGATGACTTAGTAAACTTTGCAATACTTTTTATGTTAGTATGTGCATTAGTTATTAATTACTTAATAGGATGGTAATGAAAGATAACGTAGTGCTAACACCAATGAGCAAGGATGAGTTTAGATGTTGGGAAAGTTATATTGTTCAATACAATCATAGCAATCCTATAGACCAAATAGCTTATGAGGTTAGTTGGAAAGATGATATTTATAGTGTGACTTTATTAGACTTAAAGGTTGACAAGGAGGTTAAAGGCTAATACAATAGTCACTTATTTAAGGCGTGTCGATAGGTGTAGCCCTCAACTAACCTTCCTTAAGCCTAAAGACACCTACTAGTTTCTGGTCTAGTGCCACTAAAACCAGACTAAGTTTTAAGATTTAGTGTAAGATGAGCTTACTATAAAATCCTGAAGTCTGAGCCATTATAAATCCTAGATTAAATTCGGGGACATGGAGTGACGAAGTAGGTCGTAAGATAAAGATTGGAATGAGTGCTAGAACCCATCGTCCAATACACTAATAGTCTTCCTAACTATCGCTACTAATAGTTAGATGACTTTAAAAGTGCATGTAGCTAGTCTGATTTTTCCACATTGCGTGGTGGTTTGAACAGACGATAAACAACAAAGCCATAATTTGCGAGTGTTGACAGGCACTATAAAAACCTATAGTTCAAGTTGCTGTTGGAGGAGTTGGTAGTAATCTTCGGGACTGAAAAACTACCCACTTAATTTTTAACCGGAGGGCTTATGAAATTATCAGAATGGGTGAGCAAGTTTGACTTACCTTTCATGTTTGAATTTGAATCCAAAGTACTAGACAAGACTATTCAATGGTCATACACAGATGCATGTCAAGAGAAACAGTTTTGGGAAACGTGGATACCTAAGAAGTCTGATATAAAAATCAGAAGTAAAATACCTAAAGGCAAACTACAAGAAGTAAAGAACGAATTGTGGGAAGACTTGAATGAAGACTTACAGGTATTGCGAGATAGACTGAATGAAAAAAGAAGATTAAAAAGACTTGCACAAAAGCAAGAAGTATGCTAGACTCCAATCACTTAATACAAAAACTAAAACCTATAGGAGGAATAATATATGTATGAGTACGTAGAAGGAAAAGCTATGTGGGCAAATATCAGCACACCAAACACTAAGTTTGAGCCACATAAGTATGGAATAGTTGTGCTGACTGATGAAGATACTGCTACTAAGTTAGAGGGTATTGGTTTATCAAGGGTTAGAACCAGAGATGGACAACCTAAGTATGATGAACCGGCTTTCTCATTCAGTAGAAAAGTAGATAGACACGATGGGACAACCAATCCGGCACCTAAGTTAGTTGACAAAGATGGCAACCCTTTAGATGTTAGTGTTGGTAATGGCTCAGAAGTTACTGTGAAGATTAAACCTTACACAGGTAAGTATGGTACATTTGCAGAATTAATAGCTGTGAAGGTTACTGATTTAGTTGAATACACTGAACCTAGTTCAGATAACGAGGAGTTTTAATTATGATTATTACTATTAAGAACGATGATGGTGAATCAGTCTATGATGTTTCAAAGATTGAGAACGAAGAGAACAAAGCCGGTGCTAACATATCTATCAGTAAGATAGGTACGTTGAATGTACTAGTTGAAGCTTTGAACTTTGCTTCACAAGGACACCAGAATAATCTCGAAGCTATCCTAAAGGAAAGCCCAGAGGCAGTTGTAGAACAACCAGAAGAAGAAGTAGTAGACTCAGAAGACGAGTCTTAATTGTGTAGTGAGGGCTAACATGGATAAAACTTGGGATAAGTTACATCAACCTTGTCCACTGTGCGGAAGCAGTGACGCTGTAGGAATCAACGAAGATGACTCAGCAAAATGCTTTAGCTGTGGAGAGTTTATGCCTAGCTATACTAAAGCATGTGGAGGAAAGGATATGCAAACAATAACAACAACTCAGACTAAGCAACCCGATATGGTAGATGAAGGAAAGTTTTCAGCCTTAAAAGACAGAAAAATTTCTATGCCAACTGCTCAGAAGTACGGGGTTAAATGTGTACATGACTTACAAGGTAATGTCGTTAAACATTTCTACCCTTACTACAATGGACACGAGCTATCAGCTACTAAAGTTAGGAACTGTAAGGACAAAGACTTTTACGTCTCCGGAAGTTACAACGATACAGGGTTGTTTGGTCAACAACTTTTCAAAGGTGGTAAGTATGTTACTGTCACTGAAGGAGAGTGTGATGCTATGGCTACCTATGAACTGCTTGGTTCTAAATGGGCTGTAGTATCTATTAAACGTGGTGCCAATGGTGCAGTCAGAGACATTAAAGAAAGCTTAGAGTTCTTTGATAACTTTGAAAATGTCATCATTGCTTTTGACAAAGACAAAGCCGGACAAGAAGCTAGTATAAAAGTTGCAAGACTTTTCAAGCCCGGCAAGGCTCGTATAGTTACACTACCTAACGGTTGGAAAGACCCTAACGATATGCTTAAGAACAACAGACATAAAGAGTTTGTTGAAGCATGGTGGTCAGCTAAAGTTTATACTCCATCTGGGGTTATAAATGTATCTGAACAACGTGAGAAGTTTCATAACCGTGAGAAGAAAGAAAGTGTTCCTTATCCTTATGAAGGACTGAACAAGAAATTGTACGGTCTAAGGCAAGGAGAATTAGTAACTCTTACAGGTGGTACAGGGCTTGGAAAGTCTAGTGTTACACGTGAACTTGAACATCATCTTATTAAAAATACTGATGATAACGTAGGGATTATAGCATTAGAAGAAGATTGGAGGCGTACCATTGATGGTATACTTTCTATTGAAGCTAACGCTAGGCTCTATGTTGACCAAGTAAGAGACAGGTTTAGTAAAGAAGAACTTGATAAGTTTTTTGATGTACTCTATGATGGTGATAATCGTAATAGGGTATGGGTACACTCCCACTTCGGTACCAACGACATCGATGACATCTTTACTAAGCTTCGCTTTATGATTATAGGATGTGACTGTAAGTGGGTGGTCGTTGACCATCTACATATGTTAGTCAGTGCTGTACATGAAGGGGATGAGAGACGTGCTATTGATACTATCATGACTAGACTGAGAAGTTTAGTAGAAGAAACAGGTGCCGGTATTATTTTAGTATCACACTTGAGACGTGTTGATGGTAACAAGGGACATGAGAATGGGATTGAAGTATCTCTTTCTCACCTAAGAGGTTCCAATAGCATTGGACAACTGAGTGATTGTGTGATAGCATTAGAACGTAATCAACAATCAGATGACCCTGAAGAAGCTAGGACTACGAGACTTAGAATCTTGAAGTCTAGATACACAGGCGATGTCGGTATGGCTTGTAGAGTAATCTACGATGGTGAAACCGGTAGACTATCTGAACTTACAGACGAGGATATAACCTTTGATGATAGTTTGGATGAGGCATTTTAATGGACTTAGTATTTGACATAGAAACAGATGACTTGAAAGCAACTAAGATACATTGTATCGTTGCTCAAGATATGGACACCGGACAGATATATAAATATCCACCGGAGAAACTATCAGAAGGTTATGAACTGTTAGCTAATGCAGATACTTTAATAGGACATAACATCATCGGATTTGACATACCTATGGTAGAGAAGTTCGGTGATGTTGACTTGTCTAAGATACCGGTCATTGACACGTTAGTGTTATCAAGATTATTTAATCCTAACAGAGAAGGCGGACATAGCCTTGAGAAATGGGGATACAAGTTAGGCTACCATAAGATAGAGTTCTCAGACTATCTTAATTATTCTAAAGAGATGATGGACTATTGTGTTAGAGATGTACAACTCAACGCTGTAGTTCTAAAGAAACTTAGAGAGGAGAGCAAAGGCTTTTCCAAACAATGCATAGCTTTAGAACAAAACATAGCTAGAATAATAAAACAGCAAGAGGTAAACGGATTTAAGTTTGATTTACAATCAGCCTTAATATTACTTGCTGAACTCAGAGAAAAGAAACAAGCAATTGAAGATGAAGTTCATAGTACATTTAAACCTAAATGGGTAGATGATAAGTTAGTTAAGCCTTACATTAAAAAAGATGGAGACTTGTCTAAGCGTGGACTTACAGATGATGAGTATCAAAGATGTATAGATACAAATAACTTCGAACCTTTTATGAGGCAGAAGTTAGTTGACTTTAATCTTGGCAGTCGTAAACAAATTGGAGAATATCTTATTGACTTTGGTTGGAAGCCTGAAAGGTTTACACCTACAGGACAACCAATAGTAGATGAGAAAACTCTATCAGCAATCACACATATACACGAAGCTAAACTTATAGCAGACTTCTTACTGCTTCAAAAACGTATAGCTCAAGTTGATTCTTGGGTTGAAGCAGTGCAAGAAGATGGTAGGGTACATGGTTTTGTAATACCTAACGGTGCTATCACAGGTAGGATGACTCATAGAAATCCTAACATGGCACAAGTACCGGCAGTCTATAGCCCTTATGGAAAAGAATGTAGGGCTTGTTGGACTGTAGAAGAAGGTAATGTTTTACTTGGAGTTGATGCTTCTGGTCTTGAGATTAGAATGTTGGCTCACTATATGAACGATGAGGAATACACAAATGAAATCATTAACGGAGACATACACACCTCTAATCAAAAACTTGCACAGCTTGAATCAAGAGATAAGGCGAAAACATTCATCTATGCCCTCATGTACGGAGCCGGAGATGAAAAACTTGGAAGCGTGGTTGGAGGAACTACAGCAGATGGTAAAAGAGCTAGACAATATTTCTTTGATAATAAACCATCATTTAAGTCTCTTAGAGATAGAGTACAAAGAGCATCAACAAAGAATTACCTCAAAGGTTTAGATGGTAGAAAGCTTTATGTACGTAATCAACATTCAGCACTTAACACTTTACTACAAGGTGCCGGTGCTATCATAATGAAACAAGGATTAGTTTTATTAGATAACGTATTAAAATTAAATTCAGTAGAATATAAGTTTGTTGCTAACATACATGACGAATGGCAGATAGAAGTACCAAAAGATAAGGCTGATTTTATTGGACAGTTTGCTGTAGATAGTATTGTAAAAGCAGGAGAACATTTTAATCTTCGCTGTCCTTTGGATGGTGAATACAAGATAGGAGCTAATTGGAGTGAAACCCACTAAAGAAGATAGAAAGAAATTTGATATTGATTTAGAATATGGAGAGATTAGAGAAGATAAAATAAAAGACATGCTAACCGGAAAGAAGATAGAGGTTAAGTCAGAGAAAGGAATGTGGATGAAGACGGGAAACATATGTATAGAGTATGAGTCTTGGAACAAACCATCAGGAATAAGAGCAACGGAATCAGATTATTGGTTTCATAACTTATGTGTAGGAGATAATGAGTTCTGTACATTAGTATTTAAAACAGATGTACTTAGAACTATTGTTGACGAGCTTGATAGTTTTAAAACTGTATGTGGTGGAGACCATAACGCTAGTAAAATGTTCTTAGTCAATCTTCAAAAGTTATTCTCTTCAGATGTCATCAAAGCATTCAAGGAGTCTGAAGATGAAAAAAAATAAAAAAACACTTGACACATTAGTAGAAGACATATATAATAAATTGTCGGCTTTAGGAAAAGGTGAGCATCTTGACATAGATGAAGACACAATAGAGCAGTTTGGAGAATCCATGAAAGAGATTCTCTACTCTTGGTCACACCCTAGCCCACGTGGTAAACCTAGCTTAAGAATGTCTAACGTAGGTAAACAACCTAGACAACTATGGTACGAGATGAACTCAACCTCAGATACTACAGAGGTTATTTCACCACCAACATTTATTAAGTTCTTGTACGGACATCTACTTGAAGAGATAGTTTTATTTCTTGTTAGATTATCTGGACATGAAGTTACAAGTGAGCAAAAAGAAATAACAGTATCTGGAATCAAAGGACACATGGATTGTGTTATTGATGGTGAAGTTGTAGATGTGAAGACTGCTTCAGGTTTTGCATTTAAGAAGTTTAAAGATGGTACTCTAGCGGAGGATGATGCTTTTGGTTACATGGCTCAACTTGCCGGATACGAACAAGCAGAAGGAACTAAGAACGGTGGCTTCCTTGCTCTTAATAAAGAGTCAGGAGAGTTAGCTATGTTCAGACCAGATAATTTTGATAAGCCTAATATTAAAAAGAAAATAACTGATATTAAAAAGGCTGTTAAACTAACATCACCACCTAATAAATGTTATGATGATGTTCCAGATGGTAAGTCTGGCAACATGAAACTTGCCAAAGGTTGTGTATATTGCAGACATAAGTTTGAATGTCATTCAGATGCAAACGATGGTAAAGGTTTAAGAGTGTTTAAATATTCAACAGGTTATAGATACTTAACTAAAGTACCCAAACCACCTAATGTTATAGAGGTTACACAGATATGAACGGGAGAAAAGCTAAGAGACTAAGACGTAGAGCAGAGGAATTACTTATCAGTTGGATAAGAACTATGGTTCCAGAAGGAGAAGATGCTACCAAAATAACTAAGAAAAACTTAGGTGAGTTCTTACCAGAACAAACTCATATCTTTGCAAATAATAGATTCATGTTAAGTGCTTATAGCTTAAGATGGTTTTATAAAAAAGTTAAGCAGAATCCAGACGTTACTTTAGAAAATATTAATGGCTAGAAGAGTACCACGAAAGCCAAGACCTAAAAAAGTAAACGTGCCTAAAGGATACGATAGTGCTTGGGAATATGATATACATCAGACTATTCTAAAAGATTGGAATCATCATTGGGATAACATAAACTATGTAGTTAAACATAAGTATGAACCTGACTTTGTTAAAGTTATAGATGGTAAAACAATTTTGATAGAAGCTAAAGGTAGATTTTGGGACTATGCAGAGTATAGTAAGTACATACATATTAGAAGTGCTTTACCTAAGAATTATGAGTTAGTGTTTTTATTTCAGAAACCTTTCTCTCCAATGCCGGGTGCTAAAGTAAGAAAAGATAAAACAAAAAGAACTCATGCTGAGTGGGCTGAGACAAATGACTTCACTTGGTACAGCGAGGAAACATTACCGGAGGAATGGAGAAGTGAAGTATAAATTTAAAGAAGATGAAATATTAAGAGAGATAAGAATGTATGTTGATAGAACATACGACCAACATTATGCTAATGGTAAGTACCAAGCTACTGATATAATATTAGATACAGGACATGGAGAAGGATTTTGTATTGGAAACATTATGAAGTACGCTATGAGATATGGAAAGAAACATGGTAATAATCCAGATGACTTACGTAAGATAATACATTATGCTATAATAGCTTTATATTTACAGGACAAAGATAATGATTGAAGATAAGATAGGACAGAAGCCTTACCTAGGCATTACAATAGATTATGATAAAGAAAAAACATTTGATAAGTTTAGTTTAGATACACTCAAAGATAGATATTTTTGGGAAGGAGAAACACATGCCCAAGAAGCATTCGCAAGAGCCTCAGTCTTCGGAGCAACCTACAAAGGTGAGACAGATTTTGAATTGGCTCAAAGACTTTATAACTACAGTTCCTCTCGTTGGTTCATGTTCAGCACTCCTATACTTAGTAACGGGGGAACAACTCGTGGGCTTCCTATCAGTTGTTTTCTTAACTATGTTCCTGATAGTAGGGGTGGTTTATCTTCTCACTATGACGAGAATATTTGGTTGGCAAGTTCGGGTGGAGGCATTGGTGGATATTGGGGAGATATTAGGAGTAATGGTATATCTACTACTCATGGCTCTCGTTCTACTGGTTCAATTCCTTTCATGCATGTAGTTGATTCTCAGATGTTAGCCTTTAACCAAGGCACTACAAGACGTGGTAGTTATGCGGCTTATATGGATATAAGTCATCCGGAGATTGAAGAGTTTATTAACATGAGAAAAGAATCAGGTGGAGATATAAACAGAAAGAATCTTAATCTTCATAACGGTGTAAACATTACAGATGCTTTCCTTGAAGCAGTACAGAAGGATGAAGATTGGAGATTGATAGACCCTAAGACTAACGAAGCTGTTAAGACTATCAACGCTAGAGATTTATGGTGGCAGATAATAAATGCTAGAGCAGAAACAGGTGAGCCTTACATGGTGAACATTGATACTTGTAATAAACATTTACCTAAAGCACAAAAAGATTTAGGTTTAAAGATAAGACAAAGTAACTTATGCTCAGAGATTACTCTACCAACAGATGAAGAGAG